GTTCTTCAGGTGTGGCAAGGCGGTTTTCGATTTCAAGCTCGTGCAGCAGGTTGATTGCCACCATATTGTTACGGAACTTTTCTTTTGCTCCGCCGATACCGATGGCATCATCGGTAATACGGAAATTATGACGGTCTGTGGCAGGAGCTTCCGTTTTTTCTTCGGGTGGTAATTCGGTTTTTTCCTGTTCCAATAGCTTTTGGATATAGCCGATTTTCTCCACTCGGTTTATCGGAAAACCCACATTGTTCTGGAATGTGATGTCACGCAGGGACACATCTCCGCTGATTTTGCCAATGTTCTCAATGAGATATTTACGGTTATCTATGATGATTTCCCTGCCTATGAGGTCGTCTGTGGATTGCTCCGTTTCAATGGCAGGAGCTTCTGAGCCATTCAGTTTATCGGCATACACCTGTGGTTTTGCTTCGGCTTCCTCGGCTGTCCTGTACCAATCACTTTCGGTAGCCATAATCTCATCAAGGAGCTTCTCGTCCTCTGGGGTCAGCTCGGTGTGCTGTTCCAAGAATGGGATAAACTCATCTCTGCCACGGAGCAGGCTTTCTCGGTCATCTCCATATAGATGTTCGCCCTTTAGCGATAAGGCATAATCGTAAAAATTCTTAATGTGGGCAATTAAATCGCCCTCACCATCGCCAATATCAAACCGCCCTTCATAGTTAAATTCCTCGCCGCCGATAACAGCTTTGATAACAAAATCTGTCTTGTGATACCTCCCGATATTTTTATCGCCCTCACGCTCACGGTGCTGTTTCTCGTCCAAAATACCAAGCAGCTTATTACCCAGAGCAAAGCTCAAATCCGTATAGCGGTCATTAAGCTGTCTGTCATAAAAGGCAGGGTGTTCGGAAAAACCGATAGAAAACTGTATTCCGTCCTGCTTTTTCTCGGACGGTGTTTCTGTCCTCTGTTTCTCGGTTACGACCACTTTCAGATGGTCATTTGCAGGATTTTCCGTTAGCTTTTCTTCAAAGTCGGCTCGGCTGTATTCCTGTCCCAAGATAGGGAACTCGGCATTTTGCAGATAAACCTTTTCCTCGGTAAGTGTTGCAATCTCATATTTATCCGCACCGATATACACCACATCGCCCTCATTGTAGAGGTAACGGAGTGGGTGCAGCTCCCTTAATTCCTCGGTAAACTTCCACCCATTACTGCGGCTGAAAACCGAGGTCGTTTTCAATTGTACCTGTGCAAGAAAGTCTATGAGCTGTTGAACAGTTGAGGGGTCGGACAGGTGCTGTTCCATTTGCTCGGCGGTAATATCAGCAAGGTCGCTTCGTCCCACAACAGATAACAGGTCTTTTTCGTACCTGTCCAAGTCACGGATAAAGTCAGATAGCCGCAAAGCAAGGGTATCCCGTTTGTCGGCAGGCGGCAGGTCACGGTTGGCATCAATAAATCTCTGCCGCACGATTTTTCTTTGGGTGTCGATTTCATATTGAGGTGCTGACACGCTCTCCAGATAATCGGCATAATGGTCTTTTTCTTTCGGATTGAGATAGCGGTTATCCTTAATCAGCTCACGCAGACGCTTTTCAACCTGTGACCATTTCAACACAAGGTCGTGATTGGTATAAGTGCCGTTTCGGTCAATGGCAAGACCTTTGCTGTCATGCCAAGAGTGACCGCTGAAACCATCGGGGAAGATGTGCGTACCGCCGCCCGTTCCATACTCATTTTTAAGGAACTCAATATTTTTCTGTCTGTCCTCGCCCTTTTGGAATTGTCGGTAGATGCGGTATTTTCCGTCCGCAACGCCACTGCCTTTTTGAAGTACGGAGTCAATATCTTCTTTGGAAATAGCAAAAGCAGAGGCTTTTTCGTCCTCTGCTTTTGCTATCATTTCGATTTGTTCATCTACGGTTGGAAGATTGACCCTAACCTCATCCTCTTTGGCAACGCTTACTTGTAAATCAGTTCGGTCAGTATCACTTCCTCCGCTTGGCTGCGGATGTTGTTCATCAGTCCGACCCACTGCATCGGTGCTTTCTCTTTCAGTTTCTCTGTCACGCCCTGCTCGGCTGAGAGCTGCTTCGTCAGAAGCTCCAACCTCTGGAGTGCTGTCTGCTCTACCTCGTGCAGATGCCCGTTCAGCCTGCCCGATGTCAGCAGATTGAGATAGGTCACTCGCTTGTGCTTCTCCAGATAATCCCTGTGCATCAAAGCGTACCTGCCAAGCGGAAGCTCTGGCTCTGTCGGTAATGTTAGGTCGGGAATAAGATAATCCCCCTGTCTGCTGTAAGTGATTTCGCTCATTGTATTCGCTCCTTTCGGGTTGTTGTCTGCCTTTATCATACTGAGCCTGCGTTCTTTGTGCAAAGGTGCGATTCTGGTCTTTTTCCGCCATTTGCACATTTCGGATAGACTGTGAGATTTCCCGTAACGCCATTTCCGCAATATCGCTCGTGGCAACGCCGATGGCGTTTATCGTTGCAGGGGTATTGAAATTTACAATATCCGCAAAATCATCACGGTCAAAAAACTCATTCGTATCCAGACCGCAGCGGCTGATCAGCATAAAAGCAACGCTGTTTGCTGCCAACCGCCTGTAAACGACTTCTATATTAAAGTCATCCAGTTCTTCCAAAAAGCGGTCTTTCGTGCAGTCCTTTAACTGAGAAAAATAGTCTTGCAGATTGTCCTCCACGGCGTTCTTTGCCGTTTCCATTAAGGCAGAAGCAAGGTCAGTGCTTTCCACATCTCCAAACCTGTCCGAGAGCCTTTCCATAACAGCCTGCTCGTATCGCTCATCCATCTGCCATATCGGAACAGGGCGGCTGCCATAATAGCCCTCGTGGGTGTCGGACACATCAAAATAGTATTTCAGCGTATTCCTGCGACCTTTCGGGTCAAATACGGCAATACCCTTGCTGTCCTTATTGACCCAACGCTTGAACTGCCTGTTCCAAGTTTCGAGCTTCGCAACGGCGACAGCATCGGGGCGTTGGGCATATATTAAAAGCTGTTCGTCATAACGGCATTTATAGTTGCGGCAGGCAGAGGACAGAAAGCCCTGCCACGCCTGCGGATTTTTTGCAACCGCAACGCCTGTACGCCGATACAGCTCTGTGATTAGCTGATACTTCGCAGCCATTCAACCTACACCTCCTTATCGTTTTTGTTTCAAATATTCCTGTTTGCTCACTCCGCACCACCGCCAAGAAAAGAAATGACCTTGTTCGATTTAATGCTCTTTTGCAGGTCATTGATGAGAGTAATATCCCCAACCGTGATGCCCTGCATAGAAAGAATATCGTCCATAGTCATAGCGGCAATCGCTTTTTCATCGGTAAAGCCTGCTTCCAAGACCTTATTCAAGACCTTGACGGCTTTCTGATTAACAGCCATATTCTAAATCCTCCTTATCGTTCCAAATCCTTGTGCTTCGGTGTTTTCTGCGGCGTTTGTTCCGCAGGTTTCGGCTCATAGGTCGCCCCGTTTTTCTGCATACGCTCGGCAAACTCGCAGATGTGGTACAGATTGCTGCCGACTTCGGTATGGTATTCATCAATGAAGCGGCAGGGATACTCCTGTTTCTCTTCCCAAGAAGTCGTGACAATGACCTTTCCGCCGTCGGGGATACGGAACAGTTCTTTATATTGAGGGTCAATAAATCGGATACCTTGTTCTGCTTTCTGGATATGCTTATCAAGCCATTCCTTCACATAGCAATAGCAGTAAAAATTATAGTCGCCTTTGGTGGGATTGCACCGAAGCAGAAAAGCGTGTTTCTCCGTATCCACACGGAAACCGTACTCCGTACAATAGTTACCCTTGATAGCACTTTCGGGAAAATGCCTTGCAAATGCACTCATATCACAGCGGTTATGCAAAAGCCCTTTATCCTCCCGTAAAGCATTGATGACCGTATCAAGGTCTGCCTTAAATTCGTCAGATTTCCATTGGGGTCTGGTATCAAACCAAGTGGTGTAAAAGCCATAGCCCGTTGTGGCAAAGTCACCACGCAGATGCCCGATAGTGCCTGTCTGCCCCTCAAGCTGCATGCTCTGGGCATAGGTGTATTTCTGTTCTGTCGGGGTTAAAGGTCTTGTCTTTATTTCATTACTCATTCGGCTGCTCCTTTCTTTCCTTTTTCTCTTTCTGCTCGTCTAAAATCTTGCGGATACAGACATCGCAGAAAATAACTGACCCATCCTTATATCGGGGATAAGGACAGGTCGTGCAGTCATATTTTATTTTATCGCTCACGGTCATCACCGTTTTTCTGCTTCTGGGCAGGCTGATTATAGGGCATACGGCACTCTGACTGGTATCGTTCATTCAGCTTTTGCCGTGCATCATCAAGCTCATTCGTGTAATAACCCCAGAAATAATTTGAGCCGCCCTTGCAGTACCAACACACATAAGGGTTGGGTGCGTTGGGATTGTGACCGATGACAAGCTCTGTACTCCCGATAGTACAGCTCTCGATGATTTCATAGTTCTGATTAGAGCGTTTTTCTTCGTCCATAAGCACCTCTCTATTCTTTGGCATAACGCCGATAAGCTTTCTCGCCCGTGGCTCTCATTTTCTGAACAGGGCGGCTCCCTGCAAGCTCTGGATACCGTGCCTGCAGCTTGCGGCGTGTCCTGCTGACGCTCTCAAAGCTCGGCAGACCGAGATATTTGTGCTGCGTCATTATCTCTGCAAGCGGCATTGCCCCTGCATCCTTCAGACAGGCATTACAAAGTGCAAGATATAGCACCATATCGTCATTTCTGGCATCTTCATTCTTTTCCAGAACAGCCCTGACTTTCTTTTCAATGGTTTTAAGGTTTTTCATTGTTACCTCCATAAAGGAAAGGGCGGCATCTTTCAGCCGCCCAAACCACTTACTTATTCTTTCTGTTACGGATATTCAGCCATACCGCCGCACCCACAATGAACACGACAAGCACGATTGCGATAATAGTTTTAGCGTCCATCAATTAGTCCTCCTTTTTCTTCTTTCTGTTCTTATAGCCGACAAATCCGAGAACGCCCGCACCGACAACAGACAGAGCTGCAAGGCTTACCCATAAGCCCAGATTGAAGTCATCGCCTGTTTTCGGGGTATCCCTGAACTCATTGTGCATCTGCACGATAGCCGTAGCGTCCACCTTGACCGTTGCCTGTTTATCGGCAGGCAGGATATATCCTGCGGAAGCCTTGTCGCTTACTTCGGATACGGTATAGTCGCCAATCCGCAAGCCCTCAATCACGATTTCTCCGTTCTTATCTGTCTTAAAGGTCTGGTCATAGTCCACGCCTGTCACACGGAAAGAGAAGCCCTCCACCTTACCGTCAGAGGAAGTCTTTACGATTTTAAGAGAGCCTTTCTGTGCTGCATTGATAAATCCTACACCCGCCTTATTTTCCACGGTGTAGGTCTTGCCGTTCTCCTCAACGGATACGGAATACACATTTTCATCAAGCACAAAGCCTGTCGGAGCTTTGGTTTCCTTTACCAGATATTTGCCGTAGCGGAGTTCACTCATCTGGTAAACGCCGCCGTCAAGTTCTTTCATTTCGCCAAGCAGCGTATCGTCTTTATCCAGTTTCCCATCGCCATTAGTATCGGAGTAAACCTCAAATACCGCACCAGACAGCTTGTTGTCGGGATAATCCTCATCAACCTTTGTCAAAGCGATATTGCCCTTAATGAAGTAGTTGACAAGTTCGATTTCCACAACTTCGTCCACCTTGCCGATTGTCACGGCGATTTCTTCCTCGGAGAGTACATATCCCTTCGGGCTTTCGATTTCACGGATTATCCAAGTTCCATACGGCACTTTGGCAAAAGAAAAACTACCATCATCTTTTGATGTGGTAGCTGCAATCGCATTTTCCTTTGTAAACTCGGTAGTTCCTGTCTTAAAGATACCGATAACTGCACCTCCCAGAGCCTTTCCATCCTCATCAGATTTCTTACCGCTTACAGAGCCGTAAATAATGTCATTTGTGATAGCTTCGCCCTCATTGGCTGTGATGCGGACAATTTCGGTATCCTGTCCTGCGTATTCAAAAATAACAGGGTATTTTACATCGCTGACAATATATGCGGAATTGGTCGAGATTTCCTGCACATAATAGCTGCCCATCGGCAGGTCGCTGATTGCTTTCCCGTGACCGCTTTCATCAAGGGAAATGACCTCAATCAGACCGTCCGCAGGAATGGTCTTTCCGTCTGCGGCTGTGAGTTCCTCTGCCGCATACAATCCAAAGGTCACATCAAAGATTTCCCCGTTCTTGCCAATGCCGTAGGCATCATCAATGGCAAGGCTCTTGATGAGGTCGATTTCAACACGCTGTCTTTCATTATAGAAAGAAGTAGCCGTTTCCGTTACATCAACATTCTGTCCTGCATACACAAGCTCAACAGAACGGACTTCCTCATTCAGCACCATTCCATACGGAGCTGTGATTTCCTTAACCTCATATTTTCCGAGATACAGTTCTTTGGATTTTACTGTACCGTCTTTTCCTGTCGTAACGGTATCTACAACCTCGCCCTTGTTTGCTCTGACCGTCCCGTCCAGAGTGACAATATCCTCGGCTGCGGTAATTTCATAGACTGCACCCTCAAGACCGCTGACAGAGAAAATCGGCTGATACAATCCCTTATCGCCTGCAACGGAGCTGAATACCTCGCCAGACTTTTCTACGGTAATTGTGCCTTTCTGTGCCATATTGGAACGTACTACCTCAATAACGGTAATGCCGCTTTCTTCCTCGGAATTTTCCTGCACCACATCAAAATAAACAGGCTCGGAATTTAAGACATACCCATACGGGGCTTGTACTTCCACAAGGGAATAGCCTTTGCCGTATTCCAATGTCTGCGGTGTGATAAGGTCGCCGTCTGCCGTAGTATAGAAGGTGTCAATGGTCGTCACTTCGGGATAAGTGAAAGTCATAGTCACAAGATTTCCATTCGGGTCGTAAATCTGGAAGCCTGCACCTGCATACGGGATTGTATTGCCTGTTTCTGCATCTTTCTTTACGATTTTGATATAGCTCTCAAAGTTAGCGTTGTTGATAAGGTAACGGTAGGTCTGACCGTCCTTGCTGATAAACACATCAAAGTCTTTCATCAGTTCACGCCCCTCCCAACCAGAGGTCTGGCGGACGGTATAAATGCCATACGGCATATCCTTTGTCTGGGCAAAACCGTTCTCGTCACATGTCAGCACATCACGCTCGGTTTCCTTTGCATTTTCATAGCTGCCTGCGGATTTGAGGAACACTTCAAATACCGCACCTTCTTCGGGTGTTTCAATCTGGGTTTCCCCGTTATCCGTATGCTTGATGAGTGCGATATTGCCTTTGATGACCTGTTCATTCACATCGTTTGCGGTACTGTTCAGCTCTACCGTGTATAGCTCTGGTTCTGCACCTACCTTGTGGATTGCGGTATCCAGAAGATACCCCTCGGACGGGCTGATTTCACGGACAGTCCAATCATTATCACAGATATAATACTTGGTCGTAAACTGACCGTTTTCATCAGTCGTGTAGGTGTCAATCAGTTCCTCACCTTTATAGATGCCGTAAACCGCACCTGCAAGGGAAGCATTGCCCTGCGGAGAACCTGTTTCTGCATCGGTCTTTGTCACAGTCACTTGGAATTTCTTCAACACATTGTCGAAGCTGCGTTTTGTGACCTTGTTCCATTCAATCGGAGCTGTCTGGGAAGCAGGAACGACATAGCGGACTGCGGTATCCACTTCCTCAACCACATACGGGGTATCGCCACTGATAAGGACATTTTCAAACTTAGCCAGTCCGTTTTTATCAGTCACGGCATACTCGTCAACAGGCAAGCCGCTTAAAGATGTGCCATAAAGGTGGAATTTCATTCCCTCCACCAGATTGTCCTCGGAAGTCTTGACGATTTCCAGACTGCCACGCTTCAAAGTATTGCTGAAGGTCACAGTAGAGGTTTTTCCTCCGATAAGTGTGACGGTCTGGGTTTTCTGCGGCTCATAACGGTCAATAGACTGTTCTGTGACCGTATAAGTGCCAGGGAATAATCCCTCCACGGAGACAGAGCCGTCCTTTCCTGTCTTAACTGTTTTATTGAAGTTATCACCTTTGATTGTAAAAGAGATGCCCTCCACAACTCCGTCCTCAGAAGTCTTTTTGAGGGCAATCGTGCCTGTCGGCGTTTCGATATTGATATATGCAGACACGGTATCAGCATTCTCCACACCTGTTACCAAATCCTGCAAGTTCGGGTCGCCATAGGCAATGAGCTTTGCACTGCTGCTGACAGTCGGCACATTGTTCCTCTTTGCCGTAATGCGGACAGAACCGCTGATAGCTACGGTGGAGCTGATTGTCAGCTTATTTCCAGACTTCGATACACTCACATTGCTGTCAGAGCTTGAAAAGCTGTAATCGGAAAGCACGCCGTTGCTGTCATTCAATGTGATGCTGTACTTTCCGTCCTTGTAGGCAAGCTCCTTTGTGATGTCATTCTTACCACCCGACATAAAGCTCGGAATGGTGTTATGCTCACGCAGCATCGCAACAATCTGGTCATACACTGCCCTTGCTCCGCTGTTGGCATAATTTGAACCGAAGTGCAGGCTGTAAACGGTGGTGCTTGTCTGGTTATATGAGCCTGTGGCTTCACGGCAGCCTGTGACAAACTCCCATACGAGAGTCTGCGTGGCAAGCCATTTTTCATCATCACTTCCCGACAGATTATTTCGGTTGCCCTGATACCCATAGAGCAGGGCAAGCCCAACCGCCTTTTTCTGGTTGGCTGAAAGTGCGTTCCAAGTATCAGAGGAAGCCTTTTTCAAGGTGTTTCCTGTTTTCAGCGGTACTCCCGGCTGAATACAAAACGCATTCTCGCCATCCACAAACATACGGTACTTGTAATTTCCTGTTCCGCCTGCGGTATAATCACCGATATTCGCACTGGAATTGTACCTCATCGCATTACCGTTGCTGTCATAGGTGTGGGAAAAGGAAATCGTCCCGATGTCACCCGCAGCAAACGCCGTCGCAGGCATTATGGATAATGCCGTGACCGCAGCCATTACAAAAGCCGCAGCCTTTTTGAACAATTTAGGGATTTTCATAGTTACCTCCTGTAATTTGGATTGAATATTTTGCCTTACTGACCGAAAAAAGCTGCCCGTTATGGACAGCTTAAAGTATTTCTTTTCTCGGATAGTTACTGGCAGTAGTTAGGGGGTGAGGTGTGGAGAGGGGGAATCCAAAATAATGGCTATCCACTCAAATGGGCAGACCTCGCCCTCGGTGTGTGGCTATCTCTCGCGAGCCTTGTTCCGCTGCAAGTGTCGGTTATAAAACTCCAACGCCTTGACAACAAAATCCGTTTCCTGCCCTCTGGGAACAGTCTTTGGAATGAGCTTGGTTATCCTCTCGTCACGGAAAGCAGGTTTTTCCTTCTGATTGGGCTTTTCTTCCTCCATAATGGACTGGATAACCTCGGAATTGAGCTTGCCATCTTGGTTATACTTCTTCATTTTGATAGCCTGTGCCAATGACGGGGTAGCATCGTTGTACTCCATTGCTTCAAGCAGGGTGTATTGCTGTTCCTCGGTCAGATAAGAAACCTCAACCGCAGGACGAAAAGCAATCTGCCTTTCATCTACCATTTGCAGGATTTCGGGAACAAGCTCCGTTAGACGGATATAGCGGCGTATCTGGTCTTTGCTTTCTCCAACAAGTTCTCCTAATTCCTCATCAGAACGCCCTTTTGATAAATTAGTCGCCAATGGCGACGCATTTTCTTTTGGGGGTCTGCCTGCCTGTCGTTTCATAGCTTCCAACCGCATTTTATACGCAAACGCTTTCTCACTCGGCAAAATAACAGAGCGTTGGAGATTACTTTCCACCATAACAATAATGGCTTCATCACGGGTAAGCTCTTTGACCTCGCATTTCAGCGTTTCAAGTCCTGCAAGTTCACAAGCCTTTTTTCGCCTGTGACCACTGATAAGCTCATACCGTCCGTCCTCTTTTAAGCGAACTGTCGCAGGGGTCATTACACCGTTTCGCTTGATACTCTCAACAAGTTGTTCCATATCTTCGTCCATCAAAACCTTGAACGGGTGGTCTGGAAACTCGTCAATCTCCGATATGGGAATATCCCGTATCTTGCTTAGCTTTGCTTCCTCACGGCTTTCGTCCGTCTGAAAAAGGTCATCGTATGCGGTCAGCTCGATTTTGGTTTCTCTGCTTCTCGCCAATCTCTGCCACCTCCTTTCCTAACTGCTCATAGGCTGCGGCAACCTTGCCGCTTTTGTCGTAAGCAAAAATACTTTTGCCTTCTGCGGTAGCTTCCACCGCACGGATAGAATGAGGTATCTCGGTATCAAATACCTTGATTTTCTTACCGTATGCACTTTTGACCGTTGCCGTAATTTCCTTAGAAATGTTGGTACGGGGCATTACCATAGTCATTAAGATACCGTCTATCCGCAGCTTTGGGTTGATTTGCCGCTTGACCATTGATACGGAGCGAAGCAAAAGCTCCAGACCTTTAGCCGAGAGATAGTGGGGCTGTGTCGGGATAATCACGCTGTCAGCCGCCGCCAGAGCATTGATGGTTATCATGCCTAAGCTCGGCATACAATCAATAAGCACATAATCGTAATTCTTTTTAACCTCATTGACATAGGTTTTCAGCACACGTTCACGGCTCATTGCATTGATTAGCCTTACCTCAAAGCCCGACAGCTCAATGTTTGACGGAAGCAGGTCAACGCCCTCTCTGTGATGGATAATACCCTGTGAAGCATCAAGCGTTTTATCGTCTATGATGTTCTGCATCACAGTAGAGAGCGTTATGGGAATATCGTCTGGTCTGTTATAACCCAGAGCCATCGTGAGATTTGCCTGTGCATCGGCATCAATCAGCAGGACTTTTTTACCCTGCTGCACCAGACTTACACCCAGATTGACCGCTGTGGTTGTTTTTCCGACACCGCCTTTCTGGTTAGTCAGAGCAATCACTTTGCAATTTGACATAGATGCGTCCTCCTTTCAGATAGATTTAGCCACTTTGTCAAGGTGGCTATGTAAACAGTACCAGAGAACGCAAAAAAGCCGCCTACTCTTAAAATCAATAAGAATAAGCGGCTTTGTAATTTGCCTTAGACATATTCAATTTTCATTCTCTTGGTCGGTGCATTTATGACCTTAAAAATAAGCTCGTCAATACAATCCGTATATCTGCCTTGCTGAATAAGTTGATTTTTTAACTCTACAAGGCTATGTATCAAAAGTTTTCTTTCGTGGCTATCCAAATATAGATGATTAAATTTCTCTCTCATAAGCACACCTCCACTTCTTTAGCTTCATTATATTGGAAAGCAGGGGAAAGGACAAATCTGCAAAAAGGTACAAAAATAAGCGTACCACTATTTCTAATGATACGCCTATCCTCATTAAATCACTTCAAAATGCTTCAACGCATCCTTTATCGCTTCCACTTTCTCCACTGTCGGATGCTTCCTCGGCTGTTTCAATTCCTCTACCGCATTAGGAGCATCGTACATCGGCAAGCCTAAATCTCTCTTTACCTCTGCAATATATGCGGTATGTACCTTGAAGCCGTATTTAGCTTCTATGTACTCCTTTATCATTTTGTAGGTCACTCGTTCTTTGGGCTTATATTCTTCGGCTCTTTTAGCGATATTATCAAGCGGAACTTTTCCCTCACCCTCGCCAAACTCAACTTTTACGTTGATATGTCCGTCTGGCTTTTTGTGGGAAAGCAGTACTACCGTCTCGACGTGATCTGTATCGATGAGGCCACCCAGCTGAAGGAGGAGTGGCTGCGGCAGTTTGCGGCGTGTCTGCGAGGGGTGAATGAGTTCCCCAAGAGGATGTACTACACCTGCAACCCCGGCGGGCCGGGGCATGGGTACATCAAGCGGCTGTTCATCGACCGGCGGTACCGGGCGGGAGAGCGGGCGGAGGAATACGCCTTCATCCCCGCCAGGGTCACGGACAATCAGGCGCTGCTGCGAGCGCAGCCGGACTATCTGCGGCAGCTGGAGGCCCTGCCCCTGCGGCTGCGGCAGGCGTGGCTGGAGGGCAAGTGGGATGTATTTCAGGGGCAATTCTTTCAGGAGTTTGTGGACGACCCGGCCCACTATCGGGACAGGCGATTCACCCATGTCATCGAGCCCTTCGACATCCCCAGAGAGTGGAGCATCTGGCGCAGCTACGACTTCGGCTATGCCAAGCCTTTTTCCTGCGGCTGGTGGGCGGTGGATCACGACGGGTGCGTATATCGGATCCTGGAGCTGTATGGCTGTACCGGGGAGCCGGATGAGGGGGTAAAGTGGACGCCGGAGAAGCAGTTTGCAGAGATTCGGCGTATCGAGGACACCCACCCGTGGCTGAAGGGACGGGATGTTTTAGGGGTGGCGGACCCGGCCATTTGGGACAGCAGTCGGGGAGAGAGCATCTATGAGACGGCGCTGAAGCACCGCATCTTCTTTATGAAGGGGGACAACCGGCGGATACCGGGATGGATGCAGATGCACTATCGGATGGCCTTCGACGAGGAGGGGTATCCGCAGCTGTATGTGTTCACCGGGTGTCGGGCTTTTCGCAGGACCGTGCCGGGGCTGCTGTTCTCCGAGACGGAGCCGGAGGATCTGGACACCCGGATGGAGGATCATGTGGCCGATGAGAGCCGGTATCTGTGCATGGCCCGGCCTATCCCGCCCCGGCGGGTGGAGACGGCACTGCCGGTGCAGGACGATCCGCTGAATATGCTGGTGAGACGGTGAAAGCGGGAAAAATTTCCGGTGTTGCACGGGAACGTGCAACAGGAGAGGAAACTTCCAGCGGAGGAGGGCGAAGAAGTGAGGACAGGAAAGCTGTTTTGGACAAACGGAAGGGGAGAAATGCCATGAGCAAGACGCAGAAGACGGCGGGGGAGAAGCCCCGCATCGGAGAGCAGGAGGTGCGCCGGGCGGCGGAGCTTCTGAAAAAGTACCGGCAGGGGAAGGTGAATCTGGAGCGGCGTATCATCGACAATGAGCAGTTCTGGAAGCTGCGGCACTGGCCGCAGATGGAGAAGAAGGGGGAGGGCGGCAATCCCGGCGACCCGCAGCCCACCAGCGGTTGGTTGGTGAACTGCATCCTCTCCAAGCACGCAGACGCCATGGACTGCTACCCGGAGCCAACGGTGCTGCCCAGAGAACCGGGGGACCGGGCAGAGGCGGCCAAGCTGACCCGTATTCTGCCGGCCATCCTGAAGAAGAATCAGTTCAAGCGGACGTATTCCAGCGCATGGTGGTACAAGCTGAAAAGCGGGTGCGCCGTATATGGCGTGTTCTGGGATGCGGGCAAGCTCAACGGACTGGGGGATGTGTCTATCCGGCGGATGGATCTGCTGAACCTGTTCTGGGAGCCGGGGGTGACGGATATTCAGGACTCGGCCAACTTCTTCTCCACGGAGCTGGTGAGCCATGAGGTGCTGGAGGAGCAGTATCCCCAGCTGAAGGGAAAGCTGGGCGGTGGAGGGTTTACCGTGAGCCGGTTCCTGTATGACGATCAGGTGGATACCTCCGACAAGGCGCTGGTGGTGGACTGGTACTACCACACCCGTGAGAAGGGGCGCAGGGTGCTGCAATATTGCAAGTTCGTGGGGGAGACGGTGCTGTATGCCACGGAGAACGACCCGGAGCTGCGGGAGCGGGGGTGGTACGACCACGGGAAGTATCCCTTTGTGTTCGACGTGCTGTTCCCAGAGGAGGGGACGCCCTGCGGGTACGGATATGTGGATCTGTGCAAATCCCCGCAGAAGCAGATCGACCTGATGAATCAGGCCATTCTCAAGAATACGCTGGCGGCGGCCACGCCACGGTTTTTCATTCGGTCGGACGGAGCGGTGAACGAAAACGAGTATGCCGACTGGACCCGGCCCTTCGTACACACCAACGGCAATCTGGGGGCGGACTCCATTGCACCTATTCACACGGCGGGACTGGACAGCGTGTATGTGGCCATCATGCAGAGCAAGATCGCCGAGATGAAGGAGACGGCGGGGAACCGGGACGTGGCCAACGGCGGAACGGCCTCCGGTGTGACGGCGGCCACGGCCATCGCCGCCTTGCAGGAGGCGGGCGGGAAGCTGTCCCGGAACATGATCGACGACGGGTATGAGGCGTTTTCCGATGTGGTGACACTGGTCATCGAGCTGATCCGGCAATTTTACCAGCTGCCCCTGCAGTTCCGGCTGCTGGGGGCCATGGGCCGGGAGGAGTTCGTCAGCTACGACGGGCAGGGCCTGCGGGAGCAGGTGATGGACGACGGGACGGGGATTTGCTACCGGGTGCCGGAGTTCGATCTGGAGGTGTCGGCGCAGGATGAGAATCCCTACAAGACCATGGAGTATAACCAGCTGGCTTTGCAGCTGTTTCAGATGGGCTTTTTCCGGGAGGATATGGCGGATCAGGCGCTGCGGTGTCTGGAGCTGATGGACTTCAAGAATAAGGATCAGCTGACGGCGGCTATTTTGCAGGGCAAGCAGCAGGCTGCCATGGCGCAGACAGCGGAGGGAGCGGCC